TCGCCGTCGACGATCACGGAGAAGGCGGAGTCTTCGCGTTATATTCCATTATTCGCCGTGCCGTCAAGGAAAAATCTGTTGATTTCGGGCTCATTGACGAAGACGAGATTCCAGAATCGAAGACTCGTTCCTTCTTGGATAAGAGCAAGATGACGCGTCGAATCATCTTTGTCGTGGTCGTTCTATGTGCAGCGCTCACAATGAGCGATGGTATCTTGACCCCGGCTATCAGCGTGATATCTGCGGCCGAGGGTATCAAGTTTCATACCGATATTTCGCACGATGCAGTGATCGGCATCACGGTGGGTATTCTCACCGTGTTGTTCTCGGTCCAATTCTTTGGAACGAAGAAGATCGGCGTGACGTTCGGCCCCCTGATGTTCTTGTGGTTCGCTTTCAACTTCTCGGTAGGCGTGTATAACGTCACGAAGATGCCGAGCATCTTCAAGGCGATTTCACCACATTACATGTACTACTATTGGTCCGAGTTTGGATTCGTCTCAGCATTCAAGACGCTGGGTGCTATTTTCCTTGCGATCACCGGCGTAGAGGCATTGTATGCGGACATGGGGCATCTGAACGCGGCGTCTATTCGGTTGTCGTTCACGTTTCTCGTGTACCCTTCTCTCGTCATGACCTATCTCGGTCAGACGGTCGTCGTGATGAACGATTACACTACGGCATCGGCGGTATATTGGTCGAGCATCCCACATATGTTCATCTGGCCATCGGTCGTCATCGCGACGTGCGCGGCCATCATCGCATCTCAAGCCCTCATCACTGGAACGTTCACGGTCGTCCAACAAGCGATTCACGCGAACATGTTCCCTAGGATGGCCATTCGCCAGACGAGCGCTGAACACGTGGGACAAATTTACATTCCAGTGGCCAATTTCGTGCTCTTTTTGGGAAGCGTGGTCGTGATCCTGATATTCGGCGAGAGTTATAAGATCGCCGATGCGTATGGTTTCGCCGTAGCAGTCGTGGTATTCCTGACCCACATCATATTCGGCATCGTGATGTCTTTGCTGGGCAGGAATAACGTCTTCGTCTTTGTATTCTCTACCTTGTTCGGTATCATTTCCGCGATGTTTCTGGCGAGCACGGCGATCAAGGTGCCTAATGGGGCTTGGTTTTCTCTGGCTCTCGGCGCGGCTGTGTCTTTCATTTCGTTCGTATGGCATCGTGGATACCGCATGAAGATTCGCTACATCAAGAATCATCATGTTTCTCCGCGCGATATGTTTTCGCGTCAGCAGAACAACCCGAACAACGTGATTTTTTACAACGAGATCTCCAACGGCGTCATCCCCGCGTTCAAGCAAGTCACCACGCTGGTTCCCATATCCGGCGCCAAGAACATCTTACTTCAAGTTCGCAAGACGGCCATCCCACGAGTCCCCGACGATCAACGTTTCATGACTTCGTTTGATAATGGAGTATACTCGGTCGTCGTTCGCTACGGATACGCGGAGAAGATCGATCACGGCGCCGACTTCACACGCAAGTTGTGCGAGTGCGTCGGTGCTGATTCTTCCGATGTCGTCTTCGTGGTCGCCAAGACGAGACTCGTGGCGTCATCAAATATGTTCAAGAAAATGTTCCTTCGCGCGTATTCCTTCTTGGTGTTGATCTCAATCGGAACGACAGAGTCTTTCAAAACTCCCAAAAATCGCATTATCACATTCGAAGTTGAGTATAGTGTTTAAATCGTGTAAAATTAATGTTGCAAATCATCAGTAATGTCCATCGTCGCAGTAGACCCTGGCACCAAGAACTTGGCGTTGTGTGCCATCGACGAGAACGACAAAATCACCCGGTGGAACGTCATATCTATTTCACCAGACCCGAACGGTATCTTCAAAGGACTCGTTGCCATCGACTTTGAAAGCTGGGTCAAGGAGTCCTCCGACGTCGTATTGGAACGGCAACCGGCGAAGAACCCGAGGGCCGTCAGAATTCAACATTACATCGAGATGTTTGCTGCGATGCATGGGGGACGCACGTTTGCAATAGACGCAAAACACAAGTTGTCGTACGCATCAACGACCCCTTGGTGGCCTCAGAGAGAAGTGACTGCGTGGTCATACAACGAGCGAAAGAAACTGTCAGTGGAAACCGTTACGACGTTTCTCAAGGAGACGGAGCAAGATCCCGAGTTCGTAAAAATGTTCGAATCGTCGAAGAAAAAAGATGATCTCGCAGACTCGTTGCTGCATTGCTTGGCTTTCAAACACAACGTTCTGCCGCAACTGAACGATGACAGAAAAGCCATGGCCGTGAGAAACATCAAAGCCGTGCGACCGACCTTGGCACAGATGAAGAACGGAAAACATACCCAGGGGGGTCTCAAATTTCTCGCCAAGGGATTGCTCGGCTCGTTTGACGTCTTCGAAACAGGCGGTGAAAACATTCACGGATTCTTTTCGTCATGCTGCAAACACTTTGAAACGTTGGATAACGCATTTATACAGTTAGGAGGCCGATGATTTTGTGAGACTACATATTACATAATATAATTAGGGTTCGTGAGAATAATACTCACCACTCCTGTAGTTAGGACGCCAAATGATTTTATCGTCGTCACGTATCCCCCCTACGAAGAACCATGCGTCGTGTTTCCTAATATATCCATACACATAATCATCTGTATCTACCGTACAAATACATATACTTATTTTTTCATCTATCTGTAAATCTATATATATATCGTAATCATATTGAGACTCGTGCAAAACAAATACATCGACAATAGCGTCTCTAAGGTACTGTAATGATGTATCTTTTACAATTCTTTCTACGATTGTTTGAAGTTTCTGTTCATCGTCACAATCCTTTGGTAATTTTTCGTTCAAATATGAGACAAGTTTGTTGGCATCGTCCAATATACCCTGAATGTCCATTTCTATGTCATGAGCATATTATTACTATATCCATTTTACGAGAGACCATAAGAAATGATGAAAATAATTATATAAATAAAATCTGCAATGAGATATACAATGAGACGTCAACCTTCATGGAATGCTTTGAGATTCGAACTCGAACAACTGATTAACAGAAAGAAAGTATTGGACACGACGACGGCTCTCATTCCTGATTCCACGAAATTTTCATTGGAATTACGCAACGTGAACTCCGCTATCAGGATAATTGGCGACAAGATCAAGTACCTGAATCACAAATGATCGTATCGACAAACATCGGTTCAAAATGAAGATAATTTAATAATACTATAAAGAAGTTTTATACGGAATGAGTAGGTTTGACAAAGCTCTCCAATCTCTCCAGCCAAACATAAAGGATATTGTTCGAACATTTTTGCTCGACAAAAATTTTAAGGACGGAGAGTATCGTAGATGCATGGAGATCAGTTTCACGACTCCCGCCGATGATAGTTTGGGGTATCGAAGACTCGAACTCAACACATACAAAGATGATCGTATTCCGGGGTTGTACCATGATACAAATATAGTCGAGTTCGATAAGAAGAAGAAGACTCCCAACATCCCTCTGATCCAAACTCCCGAAGGAGATGTAGTGAAACAAACGTTCGAAAATGTTATGAACTTGATCGATTCTGTCACCATCAAGCACATCCTCGATATCCATATGCGAAAGTATATGGTCGAAAGCGACATCATATACCAATGGCGCGATGTAGCTGACTTGGCCGAGACAGCAGCTGGAGATAGGACACTTTCTATCAAATAAAAATCTCGTATCGACAAAACAGTAATTTAATGTCTCCAATATCTTCGTGATACATAAAGATAATAATGCCATACAAGAAATGTCCGTGTGAAAATCGCCCGATTTACAACGTGTTCGGAGAAAATAAACCGGTGTATTGTGCGAAATGCAAGACGTCTGAGATGATTGACGTTGTTTCCAAGAAATGTTCGTGTGGAAAGTATGCGAACTTCAACGCGCGAGGAGAAAAGTTTGGCGTGTGTTGCAAGAAGTGCAAGAAACCGGAGATGATTGACGTCAGACATAAAAAATGTCCGTGTGGACAACGACCGACATTCAACGTGCCAGGGGGGAATGTCGGCGTATGCTGTTCGAAGTGCAAAACGGATGATATGGTCAATGTCGTTTCTAAGAAATGTCCGTGTGGAAAACGCCCGAATTTCAACATGCCCGAAGAAACGATCGGAATATGCTGCATGAAGTGCAAAACGGATGATATGATAAATGTCGTATCTAATATCTGCCCCGGATACGACAGACCATGTCCAGTGAGAACGTATATCGGCAATAGACATAAGTATTGCATGTCGTGTGACCCTGACGAAGCGCGCAGAAAAATGTTCAAGCGATACGAAGATGCGTTCTTCGACTATGTCAATGACAAACTCGACGTTCATCAGCGAGAGTTCAAAGTAATATTCGACCAAAACGAGACGTCGAAAAAGTTTGCGAGACTCGACGGCGTCGTGTTCGGCGACGGCATCATCGTGTGTTTGGAAGTAGACGAAGACGGTCATGAAAATTATGACTGTGATGAGCATCGCATGCACCTCGTAACAGCTGAATTGCTCCAGAAGTATCCAAATCACATAGTGTCGTGGATCCGTGTGAATCCGACAGTCAATGCGAAGAGTCAGTGGAGCAAGAAATCGAAAGCGATTCGCGAAAAACGTTTCGAAGACGTCGTGATTGCCGTGAATGATATTTTAGAAAGTCAAGAGACCAAAGTAGTGAACATCGGTTTTGATTGATGATAAAAAATCTGCAATGATTCTTGATGTGTAAAATAATATTTGATAAAGATAAAGTATACGATGTTTCGTCTGACGACTTTACAGTTACTCCTCGTCGGTGCGCTAATCGTCGTCATTGTTGTAATAATCGCGACGATAAACAAGAAGAAAGAACAACTCACCATGCCTACCATGGCGGACGTGGTGGGCCCGACGGTCGACGCGGACATCGCCCCGATGAACATCCGGACATCTTCAGTGTACACCCCGACATTCACGCCAAAAGTAAAGTATCCATTCGGATTGGCCTGTCCCGACATGACGTACGATTATGATGACGGAAGATGTTTGACCAGTCAGTATGGTCCCATGGTCTTTAAAAACAACGTCTGGAAGTGTCCCGCAGGAACCGTTCCCAACGATTCCGACGATTGGAATATGAAATGCCTGTCGGGATTTTCCAAAAAAAAGATGATAAACGGCCGGATGAAATGCTATGATACTGAAATAGACGTTGACGTCGGTCTGACGGACAACGAGTTCCAGAAGGGCCAGCAGTGCGCCGTCGGAAACCAATCAGTGTTCACCAAAAGAGAATATATCGGTGGCAAATGGGCGTGCCCTACCGGGACGTTCGATACCGGAATGACGTATAATGACGGTGCCAACGGCGGTCGCCAGTGTCAAATTCTTCCTTTCTGATTTATTCCACTGTTACACTTTTGGCGAGCATAGGAGGACGATCAACATTACGCCCCAGTTTGACCGCGGTATAATAAGAAAGCAATTGCATTGGAATGGCATGAATAATCGGGGACAATATTTTGCATACAAACGGCACTTTAACTACGTGAAGATTCTCTCTCGCGACCATATTGATGTGTTCTTCGGTAATCACGTACACCTCGGCCCCACGCGTGAGCACCTCGTCTATATTTCCCATCAATTTGTCCAAACAACTGTGATCCGCGAGACTCACAATCACCGGAATCTTTTTGTTGAGAAGCGCGAGAGGACCGTGCTTTAGTTCTCCAGCGGAAATGCCTTCCGCGTGTATATATGTGATCTCCTTGAGCTTCAAAGCTCCTTCATACGCGACAGGCGCATGTAAACCCCTTCCGAGAAACAGCGCAGAGTTGGAATCGTAAATTTCTTCGGCCCATTTTTGCATCTCCTCGTCCACCATAACCAATGCACGTTCTACTCCGTCTGGTATATAATCGAGCATACCCAAGTCGGTATTTCCACACAGGGCATTGGCGAGGGCATACAAACCCACGAGTTGAGCCGTAAACGCCTTTGTGGAGGCCACGGAAACTTCGGGACCGCATTTTGTAATAAATTTTAACACGCTCTCGCGGGCGATCGTGCTGTTTGGAGAGTTGCACACGGTCAGAGTGTTGGTCATGCCTGCCTTTTTGGCCTTCTTGAGTGCGACGAGCGTGTCCGCGGTTTCTCCCGATTGAGAAATAGTGACCACCAGTGTATCAGGATGTGCTATGTGTGGTTCATACTCGCTCGCCACGTGCACGTCGCATCTCATCTTGGAAATTGTCTCTATCCAATTTTTCGCAATAAGCCCCGCGTGGAAACTCGTTCCGCATGCAAGAATGGTCACACCACTTACCTTTTTAAAAACATCGGACGAAGTTTCTCCAAAAATTCCAGAGGATAGTTTCATGTTCCTGATAGTATTCAAGATACTCTTCGGCTGCTCGTATATTTCTTTCAGCATATAATGCTGAAACTCACCGAGATCGGCATCGTCTTCCAGATGATCCAGTGGTTCGTATGCTCCCTTGATCATCTCGCCGAGTGCACCGAACAACTCGACTTCTCCGTCGTGAATATATCCAATAGTCCCATCATCCACCCGCATGATTTTGTCCGAAACACCGGCGAGTGCAATCTGATCGGACGCCACACACACGGAACCATCATCGTTCACGCCGATGACCATAGGACTTTTGTTTTTGGCAATGACAATCGCGTCAGGATTCTTGTTGCATAGCACTGCAATCGCGTACGATCCTACAAGTTGCTTCACTGCACTGGCAGTCGCCTTCACCAAGTCTCCTTCGTATGATGTGCGAATGAGATGTGCGATTATTTCCGTATCCGTCTGACTCTCAAACTCAACTCCACATTCGATCAGTTGTTCCTTGATGTGCTGATAATTCTCGATAATTCCATTATGCACCACGGCAATGTTAACTCCGGCGCACTCGGAAAAATGAGGATGCGCATTTGAAATGCTTGTTTTCCCAGTGGTGCTCCATCTGGTGTGTGCAATCGCCACGCTGGATGCTTCGCTTCCGGATTGGTGCCGAAGGTCCTTCACTCCGTCCACACTCCGAATCCTCTTGAGCATCCCTGTGTCCGCATGATGAAACGCGATTCCACACGAGTCATATCCTCTGTATTCTAGTTTCTCGATAGCATCGATCGAAATTGGGATGGCCGAAGAGTTGGACGTGATTCCAAATATGCCACACATTTTGTGTTGAAATATACGCCAACTGCCCTTTTATGTATTTTTTGACGATATGACGACCCCTGGGTCAAACGATATTCGAGAAATGTTTTTACACGTCATCACAATTTCATCTAAGGTTGCCAGAGCATCTTGCTAGAATATGCCCGAACGATATCGGTTTCGGGATGATCATGCGGAACCAAAAGGATAACACAGTCCACATTATTAATATCTGTTTCGAGGTCATCCGTAAACTTCAACTCGGTCAAAGCTTCGCGATTAACCATAGGATCGTGCACGACTACATCCACGAGCTTTGAAAGTGCATAAGTAAAAGCGAGGGCAGGAGATGCAACAGTCGTGGAAACATTTTTCTTGAATGTCAGACCACTCACCATTATCTTTTTGATATTATGTGCCATTGCAAATCCATAAAATTCATACGCTTTATTAACGGGTCTCTCGACACACGCATCAGCAGCCGTCTTGAGAATTGGAACATCGCAGGTGTGAAGCAGGTGTCTTGCGTTGGAAGGAAGACACGGCCCGCCCGCCCCGAGACCAGGCATGAAAGGGCCGTCTAGACCGAACGGCTTGGTCTTCACCGCGTCGTAAATCTCCGCGGGATTGAGCCCAAGACTCCGCGCCGCATCCGCCATCTGATTGGCGAACGCAATGTTCATCAGACGGAACGTATTCTCGTAAAGTTTAGAGAATTCCGCGACTTCCGGCGAAGATACTTGCACGAGATTGTCGAATGCCTGATTGTAGATCGAAAACGCCGCTTGATACGAATCATCGTCAATGCCCCCGAGAAGCTTGGCGATCGTGTGCGGAGGAGGAAATGAACGACCCGGATCTACGCGCTCGGGTGAAAATGCCACAAATATATCTTGAGCTCGGAGGGACCCGAAGATTCTCCTGGTGTCTCCAACGCATACAGAGCTCTCAAGTATCACCACGCTCCCGGGGTTGGCATATGTTTCGACGAGTTTCTTAGCTTCGTACAGAGGTCTTTCGTCAGGCCTGCCAGTCGCATCGTCCGGAGTCGGGACGCATATCATAAATGCGTCTGCATCTTGGATATAAAGGGGGTCGCTCGTCCCCTTGACGTTTTCTTCTGTGATCGTATTGACGTATGTAGCACGATCGTCAGAGATGTCATACGCGATTATGGTCGCTCTTGTGCCATACCCCCTTGACAGGACCTGGGCGAGTTCGAGACCCACGTATCCAGAGCCGATAATTGCGAGCTTCATTTTAAAAGTACCTCTTTGTGGTCTCTTCTGTCTTTTATGTGTCATGTGAACGATATGCGTGCCTGGGTCAAACGACCATGTTGTTGGAGAATTTTTAAAAATTGAGATTACATTTGAATATTAAACAAGGACAGCTGGCTCGGGCGATACAATCGTGACATCCTTTCCCACGGAGGTTTTCCCCCACGAGACAGACCACGACTTCAGCAGCGAATTTGCTTGCACTATGGTTCCGACCCACGGGCTGTAAAAGAAACCCATGACAACAGTTGGTACCCACAATAGCCTATTCCATACCGACCCCATGCAAGGACTCCACACAGGGATGAGCAGGTTATTGACGTATACCACGAACATGGGGATGCTGATGTATATCAATCGGATGTCAAATCGCGTCACGAAGATAAAGATCAGGTACGCATTCACTGTGAGATACAGCGGAGACAACAGAAAAGCCACTACTTGCACGAGCGCTATGATCCGCTCGGTGATATAGAGATTTTTTCCGTACATGAAAAGCCACAAGTTGTTGCACGTGGTTCCGAGAGACCACCGACGGCGCTGCGATAGGAAAACGCTGAAATTTTCGGGCGGCACTGTGTAAGCAATTGCACGTTTGTCGAGCGCCTGACGGAATCTCACGTTTCGATCGCGGCACAACGCGAGAACAACAGATCTGCGATCTTCGGACGCATACGACAGGATGCTGTGGAACAGGCCAGCGTCTGGTTTGGCGGGAGTGTTGAACTCCCGCAGAATGTCTGGCTCACACATTGACGGAATATAAATCACGTAACAAGCACCAGACAAGCAACTCACCTTCTCCGAGATCCGTGATTGATACACGCGCATGACGTGCTGACCAATCACGTACCCCACGGATTGAAATGCCCTCCACATGAGTTGATATGGCGACTTCTGCTCGGTAGCGGGGGCGATTTCTATATATCCCACGACGCCATCCACGGGTCGTTCTCCTGGATACGACATTTCTTCCAGCATTGCTTGCGAGCAATCTTCGTGAAATATCGTGTCCGCGTCAATTCCTATCATGCGATAGGCAGGAGGGACGAAACGCTTCCACGCGAGTTCGAGTTCTGCAGAAATCTTCATCGCATGACGATCGTTGTTGTCCGGGAAAATAAGACCATATGCGAGCGTACGTGCAAGAACAACGCTATCTCGCTTTCCAGCATTCTCGCTTTTGATCATGTACACTATGTCAACGCCGTGTCTAGTCTCCTTGAGAAACGTCACGTTTTTTGGTCTGTTGTGCCAATCCTCGTATGCGTCGGCAACGACGACTGTATTTTCATACGACCGATCGAGGAGAGTCTTTCCCAGTTTCTTTGTGCCATCCACAATAACGACCACGGTGCGAGAAATATCGTCGTCTATTTTCTGAGTTGCCACGGACTCTACCGTCCTCTCGAGCTCGTGAATCTCCTCATTGTATGCGGTAACCAGAAACATGACCGGCTCCTTGGGTGCCGTGAGCTTGGGCTTTCCTTTGAAAATCATGTAGATGGAATGCATCGTGATCCATGACATGTACCACAGAGACGACACGGACCCCAACATGATTATCGGTGCGAATGCGAACCAATATTCGTG